CACCATGAGTAGTAGCAGCCCCACCATCGCCAACGACACAAGTCAAAGTTCCGGCTGGCAAGTAAACCCCTGTAAGTTCAAGATGACCGCCTGCGCCTCCGCCTCCGGCCCCTGAACTACTCGCGCCACCTGATCCCCCGCCACCGATAATTAGCATGTCGCAAGTTCCAGCGCGGTCAATCGTCACCGTACCAGAACTTGTAAGCGTCAGGTACTTGTAGCCCGTGTACGTCCCAGTAGCGGTGTCCGTAAAATTGGCGGTAGAAGCAGGGACACCTAGACCACTCCCGCTAAACGTTGACATTGCCATTAGGAAATCTCACTCAAAAATGCAGTAAAGTTGCAGGTCGCTGCCGACGAAGACACGCGAATAAACTTCGCAGCATCCATAGTAATACCAAGCGTCAACGCAACCGTGTCATTACCGGCAACCGCAGCATCATAAACAAGGAACTCGCTGGCACTAGGCGTACCAGCAGCAGCATCCATGCCCACACGAACGGTGACAGCAGAACCAGTCTGGTTCGTAATAACAAGCGAAGAAACTACCGCTTCAGTGGAAGCAGGTGTTGTGTATAGTGTTGCGAAAGTTCCCGTACTTGCAGTACCCTGAACCTGCGCGAATTTGTATGCTGTAGCCATTTTGTTATGCTCCCATCAGAAAGAAAACGTCTTGTAGTCCTGCGCCGCCGGATGAACCGCCAATGCCTGTCCAAGCGGAACCATTCCACCCGAAATATAATGTTGTGTCTGTTTCATAAATAATCTCACCAGCAGAAGGGCTTCCGGGGCGAGAAGAAGAAGTGACAACAGTTACGTGATTAACCGCTGTGTTGTCGTGAGTGTTCGGCTCGTCAAAGTCTCGTGCCGAAACACCATGCTGCACTGGGCTTCCAGCGTCATGCGCCTGACCAGTAGTTCCATCAATTCCACGAACTATTGTTACAGTAAGACCCGACCTCCCGGTAACCGTAACGACTTCTTCTGTTGCTAAATCAGAGTCAATGATTATCGTGTAGGGAAAACTTGACGGCCAACCGCTTACAGCGACAACCCCCATTGTTACTGCGGTGCTAGTAATAGAAGAGGAAAGAGTGGTCCTCGCTGCTATACTAGAGTAATACCTTCTAGCCATTTTTTATTCCTTTACCTAGTGTAATGCGAACGGACAGGGAAAGCGGACTGCATCCCCTTTACTTCTTCTGCTAGTCTTACTTGATACATTTGCAAAAGGAAGCGGGACAACGCACTAGACGAACCAACAGGTCGTTGTCCTGCGGAGAAGTCTGCTTGTGCAGAGTCACCGCTTGCTTGAGCAGAGTCAAAGAACGGAACCAGCCGGTAAGCGGCACCGAAACGAACGAGGTCTTCGCAAGAGTTAGGTAACCCAGTTACCGTATTGAAGACATCTGAATCGTTTACTAAAGGTGAAGGTTCTTTTGTGAAAGTTATTTTCATTGGACGACCGGGTACGATAGAATCGTACACGCTCAAAGACACGCCACTTGAATATGCTCCTGTTGCAGCATGCCTGTCCACGCGGAAACGACGCACAGGTAGCCATTCTTTAGAAGGCCCTGTTGTCTGCCACGATACTTGAAGAATGTCAAGGGCACCAACAGGCAACTCGTAAGTTGTCACTGCCGGGTTGAAAGTTATTTCAGTGGTCCCCACAGCAAACAGTTCCGGGTACACGGCCATGATTGCATCGTTTAACGCTTGACTTACCATTTTGCGTGGAAACATTGGTGACGAAGTAACCATGCTACCCGACGTGTGTGATGCCGCAGTAGAAGAACGGTAACCCCTGCCGTAAGGCGGGATAGTTACTGTGCCTGTCTGCTGATCTACGCTATCTATCCAAATGAGTTCGTTGCCGACCTCCGCGGTACCGCGAGAGATCGAAGTAACGTCGTTAACAATCATTGTCGTTGCTGTAGATGTAGTGTCGGCGGTAATGTGGGTTACTTGATCTTGTTGTTTTGTGTATCCCTGCAAGTGCAGGAGAGTGTCGTCAATCATTTTGTTAAAGGTTGTCATGCTGAACTCACATTCAAAAACTTAGCAGCGTTCTTGTTTACAACCATTTTAGCGGGAGGGTCAACGTCAGCATTGTATGGACGGCCTAGTAGCCGTGATGCTGATTCTGCTTCACGTATCTTAGTAATAGTTGTTCCTTCTGGCTGGATACCATTGACCCTAGCCGTCTTGTATGCGGACAGTTCCTTCTTAACGTCGCTGGTAAAGGGGTTGTTCATGGTTGCAGCGGGTCGGACGTTAGCGTCCTGAAGACACTGAGCATAACTCTCATGGTCTTTTGTTTTACATCCAGTTCTACAATTCATGTTATTCCTTAAAGGTTTTCTATAGTAATCAAGTAGGCGTAGCCAGCATTTGTCACAGCAGTCACTTCCGTTGGGGTTAGTTCGTAACGGTGACCACCAGCAAAATAGTAGTCAGAGTCTGAGGTGTCTGCTTGAGCCACAAAGTCCCCAAGCACCCCGGTAGTCCCATTGATAATCAGTGAGATCCCTGAGGTTATGCTGTAACGACTTAGCAACCGATCTTCGGTGTAGGTGTACTGAGTCGTGGGTAGTGCAAGCACGTTTAACGGCTCATACAGCGACGCTGAGAGGTTTGCAGTACCTGTTAGTACCCTAGATGCCAGATTCCTTACCATCGTCTCAGAAGCAACCATCTCCGCCTGAGCGGCAAGAGAAATGCTCGTGAAGAAAAGGTTGCTAGAAGTTGCTGTCATGTTAGAAGTACCAGCCACCAAAACAGCAGCAGCATTGACAACATTAGGCACAACCACCATGTCCACCTGAGCAGACATGACGGAAGCCGACACGTTACCAATAGTAACCGTGGCTGTCATTCCAGAAGCACCCGACAAAGCGGACGTTGCAAGAAGAGTAACGTTAGCCGAACTCACCATGTTCGATGCGGCACTAAAATCTGCTACACCGTCAACAATCCGAGGAAACCCCAGACCAAATACAACGCCCTCAGTTACGTCTAGCATTAGGACAGCGTAATGTCAATTGCACCTGAAGCGAACTGCACCGTGTCACCAGCAGTCACCGTGCGAGGAGAAGTCAACGCCCCGTAAAGTAAACGCTTTGGTGTACCGGCAGAGTCATAAATCTCAATACCCACAACCGTGCAAGCAGGCATCCCAGTAAACGAAAGAGCACCACTATTTGAAATGGCACCAGAAGAAGCGGTAGTAAAAGCAATAGTTTGAGCAGCATACGAACCACCAGTAACTTCAGTACCAGCACTAGCATCACTGCCATTGGCTGTCATCAAACGAAGTTTAGTAGCGCCAGTAATGCTGTAAGTAGAAGTACCGACAAGCGCATCAAGAAGTTGATTCTCAATAGTGTCAGGAAGATTATCAGCCATAGCAAGATCCTTAAAATAGTTTCAAAATGTGGGAGGGGGACACCCCGAAAGGTGCCCCCCGAACATCACTTACGCAATGCTTGAAGAAGTTTCCAAACGGTACAAGGAATCTTGACGGTAAATAGCCCAGCCTTGCAGGCTGTACCAACCGAGCGGACGTGCTCGCATCAATTTGTCAACAATCGGACCTTGAACGATACCCGGCTCGACAGCAGTTGCCTCAGCAAGAGCCTGTGCGCCAGCGAGAATCGTACGGTAAGCCTTAATGCTTGATGCGCCATCAGTAGCAACGTACGCGCGTGGGGTCTCCACGACGTATGCTCCACCATAGACACCAGTCGTAGCGTTAAGAACGTTACCAACATTGGGATCGGTGTACTTGCGAATGTCCTCAAAGGACAATGCGCCAGTCTCTCCACGAAGGTCGTATGCAACCTCAGGGTGCATGTATGCTGCGTACAGCATCCCTTCACGAGGAACCGAGTTACCAGCCCGCATCTTTGAAACAGACTTGCGAATCATTGACCCGGTGATAACGTCAGCAACAACGAGTTCGTTGGTTGCGGTAGCGTCTCCACCATAAAGGACATTGGTTCCACCGATAAGGGTAGAAACAACAACCTGATCAATTGAGTCAGCCAT